AAAAAGAAGAAATTGAATATTTAAAGTTAGAACTCTTAGAGATGAAAGAGATGATGAAAGAATTATTAAACAAAAAATAAAATGGCATTAGAAAAAGTAGTAGTTTTAAACGCATTGGAAATAAATGTACAAAATCCATCAATAGATGTTGTTAAAAGAATATCTTTTATGGAAGATGGTGTTGAAATTAGTAGAAAACATGAAGATGTTCACTATGATAGTTTCAATGAAGTACATTTGATAGCTAGTGAATCTGCATTCGTAATAGAAGCTTGGAATCATGTATCTTCTAGTTGGGTAGAAACTAGTGGAAGTATATCTTAATATTTGTGTTTAACTAAATTTGGTTATATTTATAGGTGTTAGTTTTCCGTTTGGGGAACAACCTATATACTTATATATATAAAAGATAATAAAAATGGCAGTAACTTATTCTTGGGGAATAACCCAAATGACTAAAAAAACAGTAGGTGAACATGAAAATGTTGTACTACATGCACGTTGGGAACTTATAGGAACTGAAGGTACTACTGGTACTGAGGGTAGATTTATAGGTGCAACACCAATAGACTTTGATTCAGGTTCAGCTGATGAATTTGTAGCTTTCGGAGAACTAACTGAAGAGTTAGTAATCGGTTGGGTATCTGCATCAGTAACAGGTCCAAATGGATATTGGGACCATATCTCAGAACAAATTCAAAAAGGCATCGATGAAGTAGATGATGCGGTTGAAGAAGTTCAAGAAGATGGTTTACCTTGGTCAACTGGTTCGGTAACACCTACACCAGACAACCCTGAATTACCAGAGTAGTAAAATAATTTATAAATTGGTTTTATAAACTAATTAATGGTTTCAACGTTTTAGTTATATTTATATTAGTAATAACTAAATTGTTTATTTAATAAACGGAGATAATATGGCAGAAAGAATTGTATCACCTGGAGTATTTACGAGAGAAAATGACCTTTCGTTCTTAGCACAAGGGGTTGGAGAAATCGGAGCAGCGTTCATTGGACCTTTCAAACAAGGTACAGCGTTTGTTCCCACAGTAGTTCGAACTCAAAGTGAGTTTGAAGATAAATTTGGTACACCTGATGGTACTTACTATACAGAGTATGCAGTGCAGAACTATTTAAGGGAAGCAGGAAGTGCAACTATTGTTAGAGTAGCAGGTGTAGATGGTTATAGTCAAGTAGCACCTATTGGTATTGCAGTAAGTGGTTCAGCTGGAATTAAATTAATTTCAACACTTCATTCAACACACAATGGTGATGAAGAAGTTGGATTTAGTGGATTTAGTATATCTGATGGAAGTACAGCAACTGGTTCATTTGTTGTTAGTGGTAGTGGAATTGGAGAAATATCTTCTTCTTTAGACTCAACTGATAATAACGATGTAACTGATGTATTCGGTTCTAATCCAAGAGGTTCGAAAGATGCATATGCATATTCTTACTTTAAGAACGCATATGATGGAATCGAAGATAAAAACGAAGTTCAATCAGTTGTATTACCAACTCAGAACTTTTCTTACGATGCTAGTACGGCAGTAACACCATATGTAAAATCACAATTAATCTCCGGTGAAAGATATGACCTATTTAAGTTCTATACTTTAGGACATGGTAATGGTGAAAATAAAAGATTTAAGATTTCTATATCTGGTGTTAAAGCAGCAGGTGAAGATGGAGGAACTGATTACTCAGTATTTAGTGTAACTGTTCGTTCTTATAATGATACTGATAAAAGAAAAGTAGTATTAGAATCTTTCAATAATGTAAACTTAGATCCAGGCTCAGCAAATTATATTGCTAGAGTAATTGGTGATAGATGGAGTACTATTGATTCGAATGGTAAGATTACCGAAAATGGTGATTGGATAAACAACTCTAAGTATATTAGAGTAAAAGTAGGAGAGCAAGGTTCATATCCTGTATCTGCTGCACCATTTGGACATGGAGCTTATTCTAACCCAATTAAAGCAACTGATGAAACTATTGTTCCTTCAGCTGTATTACAAACTGGTTCTATTGCTAACACAACTGGTAACCCACAATTTTATGCTGGATTTGATTTTGAATCAATTGGTATAAAAGATGATAACGTTAACTATATGAATCCTCTACCTGAAAGTGTAGGAGTTGGTTCAAACGTAGTATTTGGATTTGATGGAAATGTAAGTGGAGTTGGTTTAACATTAGAAATGACTGGTTCGGCAACTGAGGATATGATTAAGAGACAATTCTCTTTAGGTTTCCAAGGTGGATTTGATGGAATGAGCCCGAATAGAGAAATCGCTTTAGGTTCTTCAATTTCAACTGGAAATTCGCAAGGATTTGATTTAACTGATTCAACTAAGTTTGGTTCTAAAGCATACGCTAAAGCTGTGAACGCAGTTTCAAACGCTGATGAATATGATATTAATATGGTAGTAACACCGGGTATTGTAAGAAGATTACACCCAGCAGTTACAACTGATGTATTAGATATGGTAGAAGCTAGACAAGATTGTTTCTATATTTCTGATTTAACTGGAGTAAACGATACAATATCGCAAGTAACTACTCAGGCTAACGCAATTGATTCAAACTATATAGGTTCTTATTACCCTTGGGTTAAGACTGTAGATTCAAATACAAACAAACTAATCTCAGTTCCACCTTCAGTATTACTACCCGCAGTATATGCAGCAAATGACGCTATTGCAGCTGAATGGTTCGCACCTGCTGGTTTGAATAGAGGAGGTATTATAGGAGCAGTTAGTGTACTAAATAGATTAACACACTCTGAAAGAGATACTTTATATGAAAACAAAGTAAATCCAATCGCTTCTTTCCCTGGACAAGGTATTGTAGCATTCGGACAGAAAACGTTGCAAGATAAAGCATCAGCACTTGATAGAATTAATGTAAGAAGATTATTAATCAACGTTAAGAAGTTTGTAGCATCTACATCTAGATTCTTAGTATTTGAACAAAATACGGCTCAGACAAGAGGTAGATTCATTAATACTGTACAACCTTATTTAGAAGGAATACAACAAAGACAAGGATTGTACGCATTTAAAGTAGTTATGGATGAATCTAACAACGGACCTGATGTGGTTGATAGAAACATACTTGCTGGACAGATATTCTTACAACCGGCTAAGACAGCTGAATTCATTGTAATTGATTTCAACATCTTACCAACTGGAGCATCGTTCTCAGCATAAACAAAAAAAATGAATAACTAATATTTATTAGTATAAAAGGGAAAATAAAAAAATGGCAGAAGTATTAGAATTTAACGAAATGATGTTCACCAACTTCGAACCGAAGATGAAGAACAGGTATATAATGGAGATTGATGGAATTCAATCTTACCTTATAAAAACTGCAAGTAGACCTTCGATAAACTTTGAGACGGTGAAATTAGACCACATCAACACTTATAGAAAACTACAAGGTAAAGGAGAATGGCAAGACATTACAATAACAATGTATGACCCAATCGTACCTTCAGGTGCTCAACAAGTAATGGAATGGGTAAGACTAGGGTATGAATCTTTAACTGGTAGAAAAGGATATGCTGATTTCTACAAAAAGGATATCGATTTCTATATGTTAGGACCTGTTGGTGATAAAATCGAACAATGGAAGTTGAAAGGTGCATTTATTCAATCAGCTAACTTCAATGATTTATCATTTGACTCTAATGACCCTGCTGATATTGAATTAACCCTTTCTTACGATTACGCAATATTAGAATTTTAAGATATTATTCACTACTATCTATATTTTGAAAAGGTTCTCTTAGTGAGAACCTTTTTTATTTTATAACTTTTCGTTTTCGATATACTTATATATACAACTAATAAAGGTTAAATTATGAGCGAAAAACAATTCGATTTCCCAACGGAAGTAATTGACTTACCATCAGAAGGTAAAGTTTATCCATTGGACAACCCACTCTCATCAGGAAAAGTAACATTAAAATACATGACTGCAAAAGAAGAGGATATATTATCTTCACAAAACCTTATTAAAAGAGGTATTGTGTTAGATAAGTTATTTGAATCTATCATTGTTGATGATGTTAATATTGATGATATCACTATTGGTGATAAAAATGCAATAATACTTGCAACTAGAGTATTAGGTTATGGACCTGAATATCCAATGAATTTTTATTCAACACACTTAGGTGAAGAAACTGAAGCTATTGTACATTTATCAAAAGTAAAAACAAAAGAAGTTGATTTATCTTCATTTAATAATACAAATGAACATGATTTTGAAACACCAACTAAAGGAGATAAGTTAAAATTTAAGTTATTGACACATGGTGATGAAAAAGCAATTGAAAAAGATATTGCAGCATTAGAAAAGTTTAACAAAGATGCATCCTTTGATATTACTACAAGACTAAAATTTATGATTCTATCGGTTAATGGTAACTCAGATGTTGGGTTCATTAATAAATATGCATCTAATATGTTAGTTAGGGATAGTAGAGCATTTAGGAACTATGTCAAGAAAATCCAACCTGACATGGATATGGTTTATACACATAAGCACTCAGATGGTGAAAAGGAGGAGGTGCCTATCACATTGGGCGTAAACTTTTTTTGGCCTGGGGAAGAATCATAGTTCTTTATTGCACAACCAAATATTTGAGTTGTGTTACTATGGTAATGGATTTATTCAGTTCGATGTATATAAAATGCCAACCTACCTTAGAAACTTCTATTACAATAAATTGATAGATGCTAAGAAAGAGGAAAAGAAGGCAAACGATAAAGCAAACAAAAATATAAAACCTCCATCAAAAGTTAGGGTAAGGAAGTAATGACTTCAATATCCTAACTTTTTCTATTTTACAATATTTATAGTTGTACAATTGAATAATACATACAATTATGGCACGATATAAAATTTCAAAGAAAAACATTAATGAGTTTTTTGGTCTTTTTGGTAAAAAGAAAAAACCCAAAAGTGTAGATGACTTAATAAAGAATGACCCTATTCTTCAAAAATTAGATAAAGAAATTGGTGATTTAAATAAAAAAGCATCTAAACATATTGAAAAAGATAAAGTTACTATGGATATACTTAAAAAGTATGGCATAAAAATAGACTAAATTACTATATACTTTTTTAAATGGCAGTTAACGATAAACTTAATGAACAATATAAAGAACAGTTAAAGTCTGTACAGGCACTTGAGCGTTTTACTAAAAATATTACCTCACAACAAAAAGTACAACTTAAAGCGGAAAAGGCCAAATTAGCTACAATTGAAAAAAGAATAGCTGTAGAGGAATCATATTTTGATTCATTCGATTCGTTTTCTAAAAAATATCAATCATTAGGTAAGGAAGTCCAAAAACAACTTACAGGACAAGCTAAAGGTTCAAGTTCCATTGTAGCCTTAAATCAACAAATTGCAAGAGAAAAGGCAAAAGAAACAAGATATTCACAACTTAATACAAAATCATCTAAAGCAGGTGCTAAAACAACTAAGCAGAGATTAGATATTTTAGAATCAATAAGCGGAAATTTAATAGACCAAGCCAAAGCAACTCAAACAGCCGAAGATGATTTAAGGGGAGTATCAGAATTACAAAGAGAATTAAGAGACTTAGCCGCAGAAGAAGGAACTCTTACTAAGAAACAATACGAAATAGCTAAGAATAATATATTACAAAAAGACCAATTAAAACAAAAGCAAGAAGCATTAAATGAACTCCAATCTCAGCAAGGTGAGTTAATGGGAATGTTACCTGCAGGACTACAATCTGCAATAGGTGGTGCAAAAAAACTTGGAACTGCTATGAAAGCTGGAATGGGTCCTTTATTT